GATGAATTATATAAGTATGAAGTTATTGACCTATATAGAGTTGGTGGTACACTCTTTAGAACATTAACTGTTGAACAGTTCATGGCTAAAAAGAGAGTTGATATACCACGTAGGGATATGTGTCTTTTAGACCTAGACGCAGGTGCAGCATTGTTTCCTAATATAGAGAAACATTTTGTACCAAAACACGTTTTGGACAAGATTATAGATGCCAAGAGCACCCTATATGGTGTCGATTCGTGTTGGGATGGCGTCGTTGTTAAGCAAGAAGTTCGTGCAACTAAATGCGCTCAACCCATTAGATACTATGATTCTACAGATGAAGAACATGAAACAGATTCTGCTTTTTATTATTATGCAAATAGTAAAAGTGGTGACTGTGGATCGCTCCTAATTCACGATAATAGTTCTATGGTTGAAGGCGTTATTTTAGGTATTCATGTCGCTGGCTCCAGCGCATGGATGCCTTCAATGGCCGCAAAAGGTTACGCGTCTTGCATAACACGAGAACACATCTCGTCTGCCTTAGCCAAATTTGATAAGATTCATACTCAAGGTCCAGTGTTTGATGCTAAACATATGGAAGAGTGTGACAATACCTTATTATTTGGTGAGTTCCCAGTAGTAGCCAAGGCTAAGCCTGGTCTTGCATTAAATGTTCCCACTAAATCTGAGCTGGTTCAGATGGATGACTTTTATGGCAAGATGGGTGAAGCTACTATTAAACCTGCCCATTTACATCCTTTTAAGACCAAGGATGGGGAGAGAATTGACCCTATGAGGAGAGCTGTACTGAAGTACAGTGGTTCACAAGCTTTTATGGATACAAAACTTGTGAAACTTTGCGTCAAGGATACTTTTAATGATATGATTTTAGAAAGTAAACATGATGTACCAAGGGAAATTCTTACCTTTGAGCAGGCGGTTGAAGGAATCCATGGTGAAGAATTCATCAATGGATTGCCTAGGGGCACTTCTGCCGGTTGGCCTAAAGTAAGAACCAAAGATTCACCTCTCAGAGGTAAGAAGGCATGGTTCGGTAGTGAAGGAGACTACGACTTTAGCACAGAGAAGTGCAAGGAACTTAAATTAGAGGTCGAAAAGATAATAAGCGATGCAAAGAAGGGTATAAGACCTTCTGTCGTTTTTATGGATTGTCTCAAGGATGAGACACGACCTATAGAGAAAGTTGAAGCTGGTAAAACCAGATTAATTTCAGCTGCTCCATTAGCCTATTTAATAGCCTGTAGAATGGTATTTATGCGATTCACACAATGGGTTATGAAAAATAGGGTAGCTAATGGTATAGCAGTTGGAGTTAATGCCTACTCGAAAGAGTGGTCTTCCATTGTTGATAAACTTCATGAAGTTTCTAACAAAATGTTTGATGGAGATTATGGTGGATATGACACTAATCAAAACAAACAAGTTGGTGATGAAATATGTGAAGGAATTAATGAATGGTATGATGATGGTGAGGAATGGGCGAATGTTAGAAGAGTTTTCTTCATGGACATTTACTCCAGTACTCACATCTGTGGTGATAAAGTTTACCAATGGGTTAAATCTTTACCATCTGGACATCCTCTTACCACGATCGTTAATTCTATCTACAATGCCTGTCTGATCAGAATGGGATTTGTCACCGCTATGGACAGAAATTATGCCGCATTGAAGCTTTTTAAAGAGGCAATAAGGTATATTGTTTATGGAGATGACAATGTCATTAGTGTTCATAAAGATTTTAGAGATAAATTTAATTGCATTAAATTCGCGGAATTTATATCTACTATCGGTATGGAATACACTGATGCTCAAAAGACAGGGACTTTGTCTGATACTTTTAAGTCCATTAAAGATATTTCTTTCTTGAAGAGATCATTTGTATGGGATACTCATTTCAAAAGGTTCATTGCACCTTTAGATTGGAATGTTGTAAGACAAATGTTGTATTTCTTAAGAAAGAATATCGACATGAAAGGGGTCGTCATTAGTGCGTCCCAAAGTTTCCTGCGTGAAGCTAGTCTTCATGACAAGGAAAAGTTTGAACTCTGTATTCGCACATACAGGGATACTTGGATTAAGGAATATGATTTCCTTCCCAAGGTGACTGACCACCTCCTAGCCCGGGAAATAACCCTGGGCGAGGAATTGCGATACTAGGCACGATCGTGCCGCCCCCATACAAAATAGACTCTAAGGCGCTAAAGGGGGCGGTAATGCGCGCCATGTAT